ATTTGGCGGGGGCGCCCTGTCGGCGATCCGCAGCGGCACGGCCATGGGCGCTGCCGCCCGTGCATCCTATGCGCTGGGACAGGAAACTGCCGGTTCGACGAGCGTCGGCGCGGGCATGGGCGGGATTGCCCAGGCTGTCCGCAGCGTCGCGTCACGCAAACTCTCCGACACCCTGGGCTTCGACGAGGCGGTGGCGAGAGGACAGGACGTCGCCTGGAATAACCGTGCATCGCGGCAGTCTAGCGGCGGCGCGGCTGACGATCCTGCACAGTCACGTCCAGAATGGGCGCAGGTCATGCAGCGTCGTCAGGACAGCCGCCACCATCGGCATCTTGCCGCGCAGGTCGTGCGCGAGGGAGATCGCGGCGGCGCTGCCGCCTTGCCTGACATTGCGGAAAAGGAGGATTGAGCCATGTTCTTCAAACGTGCTGCGCAGCGCTATGCGCAAACACCGCATCCTGTTACGCCCTATCAGCGTGCGGCACAGGTCTGGGATGAGCGCATCGGAAGCGCGCGGGCCCAGGCTTATCACTGGCGACTGATGGCGCTTGGAAGTCTGGGCTTGTCGGCGCTCATGGCGGCTGGGCTCATCTGGCAGTCGCTCCAGAGCCGCGTCATGCCCTATGTCGTCGAAGTGGATCGGCTCGGCGAAGCCC